AAGCAACAAAAGAAGTTACGCAAGAAGACATCCGTCGTAACGCACTTGATGCAGAAAAAGAAGCGGCTACTAGAGCAGGCAAACCTTGGGTAGCAGTATTAGATACTCAAGTGAATCCTGATAATATTAAGAACGGGTTCTTTGAGCTCGATTGGAATAATGAGTTTATTGAGCAATTATTGGATGCAGGTTATTCAGGTGAAACTAACGAAGCCATTGTCGATCAGTGGTTTAAAACTATTGTGACACAAATGCTCCAAGAAGAAGGTCAAAGTACAGATCGAGGCATGGGACATATTAATGTTGTTCCTATTGATAAAGATAAAAGTGAAGTAAGTTAATGCTTGACAAAAGCCAGATCTGGTGCTACAATAGTACTATAAATTATACAAAGGCAAAACTATGTTAGAAATTTTAGGCATTACATTACTTGTTGCATTCATACAGAATGGCGACTTGTTCTCATTATGTATATCGGGGTGTTCATAATATGGCAACTTACATTCTTGTAGACACAGCAAACACTTTCTTTAGAGCTCGACACGTTGTACGTGGCGACTTAGATACTAAAGTAGGCATGGCATTACATATTACACTTAGTGGTGTTAAAAAGGCTTGGTCCGACTTTGATGCAGATCATGTTGTATTCTGCTTAGAAGGTCGTAGCTGGCGCAAGGACTACTATGAGCCTTACAAGCGCAACAGACAAGTTACTCGCGACAAGATGACTGTACAAGAGAGTGAAGAAGATAAAGTGTTTTGGGAAATCTTTGATGAGTTTAAAGATTTTGTTACAGATAAAACTAATTGTACTGTTATGCGACATCCGCAACTAGAAGCAGATGATCTTATTGCAGGTTGGGTGCAAGCACACCCTAATGACAATCATGTTATTATTAGTACAGACGGTGACTTTGCACAACTTATTGCACCTAACTGTAGACAGTATAATGGTATACAAGACGTTACAATTACACACGAAGGTTATTTTGATAAGAAAGGTAACCATGTAATTGATAAGAAAACTAAAGAAGCAAAGCCTGCACCCCACCCTGAGTTTATGCTGTTTGAGAAATGTATGCGTGGTGACACTAGTGACAATGTGTTTAGTGCTTACCCTGGTGTACGTAAGAAAGGCACTAAGAACAAAGTAGGTCTTATAGAAGCATTTGAAGATAAAGGTACAAAAGGCTACAACTGGAATAACATGATGTTGCAACGTTGGACTGATCATAATGGCGACGAACATCGTGTACTAGATGACTACAATCGTAATGTCGTGCTATGTGACTTGACTGCACAACCTGCTGACATTAGAGAGATAATTAATAATACTATTGCAGAGAACGCAAAGCCTAAAGAAATACAACAAGTTGGCATGCGTCTTATGAAGTTTTGTGCTAAGTGGGATATGCAACGTATTGCAGATCAGGCACAGACATTTGCAACACCATTACAGGCGAGGTATCCTACATGAATAAAATACAAGCAAAAGAAATTTTAAAAGATAAGTTTTGGATTGTTGAATCACAAGGTGAGAAAGTTGGCACCATCAGTTTTAACGATGAACAAAAATATATGCTTTCTAATAATGCTGGTACAAAGTTCTTTAAAAATATAAAGCAACTATCAACAAATTTAGATGCAGAAATTAGTTGGACATCAACAGAGCAAGCTGATGAAACTCCAACAGAAAGAGAAGTACACGGCTATCCAACTAGTTGTGATCCTTACAATCCCGTGTTTGATGTACAACAAAAAGTAGCATTGTTTACTAAAAGTGAGAAGTCTAAGAGTTTATATTGTGCCGGATATTTTATTATTAAATTTGATAAGGGTTGGGTAAAGAGCTTTTGTCCTAAACTTATTACTGTTGAAAGATACGAAACAAAAGGTCCTTTTAGAACAGACATGGAGATGAAACTAGTATTGTCGAATGTTCCAAAATGAAATACTTACTCGAATCTACATTTGTAATTAATCCCCTTGAAGAACACAAAAAAATAAAAGACGAAGTGTTAAAGCTCATTGACGAGCAAGAACTCTTTGAAACTTTGTATGACCCTAATGACGGTGTTAATATAACAAAATGTGATTGGGGTACTAGTCGTTGGGATAGGAATAGAAAATGGGTCAATACTCTTATGAAAGATTTAGGCCCACATCTACAGAATACTATAAAAGAAATGGGTTATGTAGAGTTTACCTTACAAGAAATGTGGTATCAGCAATACGAAAAGGCTAGCGGGCATGGATGGCATGTACACGGACAAAATTGGACTAATGTATACTTTTTAGAATTGCCTGAAGGAAGTCCTAAAACACAATTTATTAATCCCTTTGACCAAACTACTATTAACGAGTTTGATGTTAAAGAAGGTGATGTATTAACATTTCCTAGCTATGTAATACACAGAGCTCCTATAAATAGAGGCGATGAAAGAAAAACAATTATATCTTGGAACATGGATACAGAACTAAAACCAGGAGCATACGACAATGAACGACATTAACACAATAGCAATACAACAATTTATTTCAGCAGTAAAAGGTGCAGATGCTAAAAGAGCAAAAGAAATTAAATTAGATATAGATACTGCAAAAAGGTTAGCGTTTACATTAGGTGAAGTTATGACCAAGCTAAATGGTGACTTAGAAACGTTGTTAAAAAAGCAACAGGTACAAGAAGAAGTAGTACAAGTTACTATGGACGGCGGCGGCAATTGGAAATAAACTGCGTAGATAACTAAAAAAGAGATAAATATATGCGTACATTATTAAAGGACGCATATTATGAGCAGACCTAAACCTACAGTTCTTCTTGAAAATATAGACAAGAAAACATATAAAAGCGAACAGGTGTTAAAAGCCGAAGCTATATGGGCAGTATTCTATCAGGGCAAACCTTTTAATTTAAAAAGCTCAAACATACTCACAAACTATCCAGGACCTAAATATAAAAAGGTATCATTCTCTAATCCAGGACATGCATTAAATCTAGCTAAGAAGTTAAATGAAATGTTTAACTGTGACGATTTCGAAGTACTTCAGTTAACTGAAGGCGATATAGTTACAGAATGAACTGGAAAGAAACTTACACTAAAGTTTTTCTAAAACAATTAGACATAGGTATATCAGAAACATCTATGGCTGAGTATATGCCACTATGGTGGCAAAACATTAGATCAGTTGCAGGTGGACTAAGACTAACTGATGCAGGTTATGAAATGATTACTGGCAAGTTAAATCTATCTGTATATGACGTGCCTTTTCCTCCTGATTTTGAAATGACTACACAAACTGTAATATTTTTGGATAAGTTTATTGACTGCCCTTACTATCTTATGCGTAATGGTATTAGTGTAACAGACGAAAAGAAGGCATTAGAGCTACATCTTTTTAGCGGAGATGTACGCAAGTACGGACTTACCAAAGCATTAAAAAGACAAAGAGATGAGGATTGATTTACACGGATATCACCTTCATAATGCTTGGCGTTATTTTAATGAACAAATAGACGAAGCATATTATAAAGGACACAAGAAGTGTCATGTAATAACTGGTCAAGGCTCTATGATGCGTGAACTACATATTTGGGCATCTAATCATCCTTTTATACGAGAATGTACACAAACACCACATAATCCAGGAAGTTTTTCTATAAAATTAGTAAAAAAAGGTTGACATTTACTTGTAAGAGTGTATACTATATGTATAGTTAGAAATTAGCACTGATAACACAAGAGGGAAATACAATGGAAACTACAGCAACTCGTACAGTAACACCAAATACTGCAAAAGCAAGCATTCAACATGCTATTAAAAAGAAGCGTCCGATCTTCCTATGGGGACCTCCGGGCATTGGTAAATCTGAAATTGTAGAACAGATTACTAACAGTCTTCCTAATTCACTACTAATTGACAATCGTTTATCGCTTTGGGAGCCTACAGACATTAAAGGTATTCCATACTTTGATAGCAACTCGGGTACAATGGTTTGGGCACCTCCGAGTGAACTACCAAGTGCAGAATTGGCTGCCAAGTACGATTATATTGTATTGTTCTTAGACGAAATGAATTCTGCGGCGCCAGCTGTACAAGCGGCAGCCTACCAGTTAATTCTAAATCGTAAGGTAGGACAATACGTTTTACCAGACAATGTTCTTATTGTTGCGGCTGGTAACCGTGACGCAGATAAGGGTGTAACATACAGAATGCCAGCACCGTTAGCTAACCGTTTTATTCACTTAGAATTAGCAGTTAGTTTCAATGACTGGTTTGACTGGGCTGTAGACAAAAAGATACACAAAGATGTTGTAGGCTTTTTACAGTTTAGTAAGAAAGATTTATACGATTTCGATCCTAAGTCAAGTTCACGTTCGTTTGCAACTCCACGTAGTTGGACATTTGTAAGTGAATTGTTGGATGACAACTTAGACGAAAGTACCACTACAGATCTTGTAGCTGGTACAGTTGGAGAAGGATTGGCTGTCAAGTTTATGGCTCATCGCAAGGTAGCGGCGAGCATGCCTAACCCAACTGACATTTTAACAGGTAAGGTAAAGGAGATGGCTGGTAAAGAAATCAGTGCTATGTATTCCCTTACAGTATCTCTTTGCTATGAACTAAAAGAAGCCTGTGATGCAGGCGACAAGAAGTTCGATGATAAGGTTAATAATTTCCTACGCTTTGCAATGGATAATTTTGAAACTGAATTAGTTGTTATGGGCATCAAGCTCGCAATAACACAATATGCATTACCTGTTGATCCGGATGAAATTGAATGTTTCGATGAATTCCATGAGCGTTTTGGAAAGTATATTACTGCCGCACAGAACGCATAACAAGTTGAAAGTGGGTCTTTTGGATCCACTTTCTCTTGACTTTCTAAGTAAATAGTGTTATTATATATACATAATAAAGGAAAGAGGGTACTATGACAACTAAGCAAACTGAAACTAAGTTAAAAAATTGGCAACCAGACCCAAACATTACTCCTGAAGAATTAGAAGTAATGCGTGTAGAAGTATATGATCGTATTGTTGTTGCACGTATTGGCTTGCTATTACGCCATCCGTTCTTTGGTAATATGGCTACACGTTTGAAGATACTTGCCGCTGATGATTGGTTAGGCACTGCGGCTGTAGACGGACGCAACCTTTATTATAATACACAATTCTTTAACGCAATGAATAACAAAGAAATTGAATTTGTTATTGCACACGAAATTTTACATATGGTATTTGATCACCTTACACGTAGAGGCGATCGACATCCTATGCTTTATAATATTGCCGCTGACTATAAAGTAAACAATACACTAATGCGTGATCGTATTGGTACTAAGCCTAGCTTTATTGATTGCTATCAAGACTTTAAATACGAAGAATGGACGTCTGAAGAAATATATGACGAACTGTTTGAAATTGCAAAACAGCAAGGACAGGACTTTTTAGACCAACTTGGCGAAATGTTAGACGAACACTTAGACGGTAAAGAAGATGGATCGTCAGGTGCAGATAATGACAATGGCGAAGAAACTGATGCAAACGGCAACAACGTTTCTAAGAAAAAGCCAAAGTACTCTAAAGAAGAAATGAAAAAGATCAAAGACGAAATAAAAGAGAATATGATAAGTGCCGCACAAACTGCTGGTGCAGGAAATATTCCGTCTGGCGTTGCACGTATGATCAAAGAACTTACAGAACCTAAAATGAACTGGCGTGAATTGCTACGTGAGCAAATACAGTCAACTATTAAAAGCGATTACACATTTAGTCGTCCTTCACGTAAAGCACAAATGACAGGTGCAGTATTACCTAGTATGAATTTTGCACAAACAATTGATGTTGCTATTGCAATTGATATGTCTGGTTCAATTGGAACAAAACAAGGCGAAGACTTCTTAGGCGAAATTAAAGGCATTATGGATGAATACCAAGACTATAAAATTAAAGTATGGTGTTTTGATACTGCGGTATACAATGAAAAAGATTTTACAGCAGACGGTGGTGAAGACCTAACTGAATACGAAATCTTTGGTGGTGGCGGTACTGACTTTATGGCTAATTGGACATACATGAAAGAACAGGATTATGTTCCTAAGAAACTCATTATGTTTACAGATGGCTATGCATGGGATAGCTGGGGCGATCCAGACTACTGTGATACAGTCTTTGTTATTCATTCAAACCGTGATAAAAACTTACAGGCACCATTTGGTCAAACTGCACATTATGAGGTCGCGGCTTGAAGTTAAAAACACCTAACGCATTAAATTTATTTGGCATACGTCAAGTTTCAAAGCCCCCAAAGCACTTTGAATACATGACTATACCAGTACCATATAACACTGATGGTGCTATTGCTAAGTGGATTGAAATGCACATGAAACACAGGTTCTACATAGGTAGAACATTGGATATCGACAGTGAAGATAAAGTAGTTCCGTTTTTACGCATAGGTTTTGAAGAACCAAAAGAACTATCTTATTTCACTTTGGCGTGTCCACATTTAAAATACAAGTAAATATATACGTACTTTATTAAGTTATTAAGGAGAACACAATGTCTGAAGAAACAACTAACACTGTAGATAATAAAGCCGAACAAGCGCCTGCAGAGTTAACAGTACAAGATCTAGGATCTATTAAACAAATCATTGATGTTGCAAGTCAACGCGGTGCATTTAAACCTAACGAAATGATGACAGTTGGTCAAGTATATACCAAACTAGACACTTTCTTAGCGGCCGTGCAAAAGCAACAGCAAGAGAACGCACCTAAAGAAGATGCGACACAGGAGAAAGCCAATGGCTAATTTAAAACATGTCGGACGTATGGTTCGAAATCAAAGACGAATAGTTGTAGCATATCGCACATTACCTGGCGATGCTGAGAGCTGTGTAGTCGTAACAACTGAAAATTTAATGGCAGACGAGCATGATGCACTAATGAAATTAGTAGAATCAAATGCTGGTCAAACTGCTGAAGAACTTTCAGATTCTATGATGCGTACAGTATTACCAGATGGACGTAATATGTTAGAAGCATTTCATAAAACTGGTAAAATGGTAAAAGCAAAAACTTCTGAAGTTGAAATGACTCCAGATAGTAAAACTGTTATCAACCTTTCAGAGCTGAATAAAATGATTGCCGAACATAAAGGTGTATCAATAGACGATTTAGCTATTCAACCTAACGCAACACGCGGGGACAAACCAGTTGAAAAGAAAATGGAAATTGTAGAAGACGCTCAACCTGTAGCTGATGTTGCAGATGAAGGTGTACTAACAGATGAGCAACTAGCGGCTCAATATCGGTCACAAGCTGACGCTATGTTTAAAGAAGCACAAAAACTTCGTAAACAAGCTGATGGTTTATCGCCTGCTAAGACTAGCAAGACGAAAAAGACCAAAGAAAGTGCCTAAAAGAACATCTGACTCAATTTTACCAAAAGAAGTTGTTGATCACTGGCCTGAGGTCTTTGAACACATCAATATTGATGTAGTGCCTTTAGAATATTTACACACCATTCGAGTCGAATTTGATGACGGCAAGATATGGGATATAGATGTTGCAAAAAGCATAGAGAAAAGTGCTGAAGATAATTTAGAAGCAACACTAGATGAACTTTTTGAACAGTATCAAGATGTAATAGTAAATGTAGATTTTAGGCTAGATACTGAACGGTTAAAGCGCGATATTAAAAAACGTACTGCAACTTTTATGAAAAAGCGTAAATGATAGCTTTTGCAAAAGATGATAAATACTTAGTAAGAACAAACCAGGAGTATATCAATGGCATTAAGGATTAGACGAGGAACGGACGCAGAAAGGCAGACTATTGTACCTGCCCAAGGCGAACCTGTCTACGTTACAGATACAAAGAAGTTATTTGTAGGCGACGGAGCAACACAAGGTGGAACATTAATAGGTCCACAGGATCAAAGTAACTTTGACCTTGTTAATGATACAACACCACAACTAGGCGGTGGCTTAGATTTAAACGGAAACGATATTACTGGAATAGGTAATATTAACATTGACGGCACTATTACAGCAAGTGGAACTGTTAACTTAGGTGATAACAGTGGTGGTGACCAATTAAATGTTGGTGCTTTAATAACTAGTTCTTTACGTCCTGCAACTGCAAATGCTTATGATCTTGGTACTCCTAATAGACCATGGGCTAATGCTTACATTAGAGACATTGTAGCAGACGAAACTCTTACAGCAAACAATATCACTGTTAAAGAAAGTATTGTAAGTGAAAATAGTACAGTCATTTATAATGGTTCTACAGATACAATAAATGTAACAGGTGTTACAGCCGCTACCATTGACGGCGATCTTACTGGTTCAGTATTTATGGATGACAGCACAACTCAACTAGTTGATGCAGTAAATGGAGCATTTGAAACTCCAGAACAATTAAAGATTTTTTCCCAAGACATTAGTGTTTCAAACGGTACGTTTCCTTTAAGAATAAATGCAACAGAAATAACATTAAATTATTCAGGTGTTGAAGGCGATGTATTTTCATCAGCACTAACAGTAATGAATGCTACAAGAGGAACTGTAGCGGCTCCAGCAGATGTACAAGTAGGTGACTTTGTTGGTGCTTATGTTACTACTGGTTTAACAGCGGGCTCCGCTGATCCAAAAATTGGTTTAGCAACACAAATTGATACAGTAACAGGTACTGCTTCATTACCAGCTAAGTTTGTAATATTAGGTGAAAACTTTGATGGTACTATTGTTCCACAGTTTGAAGTTAATTCAAGAGGTGTAGCAAGTGCAACAGGTGCTTTCCAAAATCCAGTATATGCAGATGATGCGGCACGTGATGCGGCAATTCCAACACCAGCCGCTGGTATGACAGTGTTTAATACAACAAACACTAAATTACAAGTTTATACAGGCAGTGCTTGGGCAGACTGTAACTAATTCACAATAACAAAATTCTAAAACACCTGTAGTTAAATACAATACAATACAGGTGTTTTTTTATGACTAAACGAATATTTCAAAAATATAAAAATGGTATACTAGGTCCTGCTAATGCAGTCTATAATGCCTTCTATGACGACAACTACTATTACATGCAATTTAACGATAGGTTCTGGTACGATAGAGAACTAAACGGACTATCACTTGTTGCTGGCAAATACTATGCTCCTAATATTACTACTAATGACAGTGAACTTCTAATAACGTTTGATTGGGGGATTAGTTTAAACCATGCACTAGAACATAATACTGCTCCAACAGACTACAAAGAACAAGTAACTGCTATACTACAAGACTTAGTAAGTAACAACATATACAAAATAAACGCATACCCATGGACATTTTTTGTTATAGATGGCCAAGTAAAACTTATGGACTGTTATGCATGTACTACTCTAGAAGACGAAATACCGTTTAGTTTAATTGGAGATATTATTAATGACAGCAATAGATTTGTATTTAAAGATAATATGTTAGACGTTAAAGAAACTTATAAGAAAACATTAGAATACGAAAACGAATTTTGGCCTGAGGAGTTTTTAAATGGCTGAGTACATTGGTATATGTGATACTATTAATTGGCAAAATGTTGTTAAAGATATAGAGAATCAAGCCGCGGCTTACATTGGCCCAAGACATGATGTAGGA